GAAGGGCGCAGGATCCCGCTGCAGAGCTAGGCCCTCGATGCTGATCACGGTTGACGGCAAGACGTTCGGGTGGGGTGCGGACGTCCGCACCCTTCCCGAAAACAAAGACGCCTACGGTCCGTTCGTGATGGGCGCGGAGCTCGAGAAGAAGCTCGGAGAGGAGATCCGAAAAGAGGGCTGGTTGCCCTCCTGGCGGGCGCGTCCGACCGAGCGGATCGTCTTCCTCTGCAACCCCACCGCGGCGGCGCCGTGGCGTCAGACGCTCACCTCCGCGACGACCCGGGGGCAGTTCCTCCAGGTCGTCGAAGCTCCTCCTCCTCCGCCGGCACCGGCGCCTGCGACGAAGCCGGCCGGGAAGAAGGGCAAGCCGAAGGCCGCATGAACGACTACCAGATCCTCGCGCCGGATCGCTACACGTGCGTCGCCCCGCCCGGGTTCGAGAAGGACCCGGCGGTGACGAAGGCGATTCGCGAGTTCGACCGGGAGCTCATCCCCATGTGGCGGATCCAGCTCTGGCGATTCCCGGGGTCGCCGCGCGAGGTACGTGTCGTCCACCACGTGATCGGGCGCTACTTCCCGTTGCCGAAGTACCGGCGCGGTGCGTTCCCCTGTCCCGTTCCGATGGACTGGCGGCGCCCCACGCCCAACTTCCTCGATCACGTCCTCGAGTACACCGAGACGGAGCAGCATCTGCGTGGGGGGCCAGGCGACTACGTGCCCTGGGATTGGGCCCTCTATCGTTGGTGCCGTTTCCACTTCGACAAGAACACGGTCGAGGCCTGGGAGCGGCGCCACCGCGCGCGCTTGGCGTACATCGCGAAGCTCCAGGCCGAGCACGAGGCAGAGCTCGCGTACCGCAAGGCCCAGATCGAGCCGTACCTGCAGCGCAAGATCGATTCCGTGTCGGACTCGGAATGGAGGCAGTACCTGAGCGCCGTCTGGGGCAACCCTGGGCATCCAGAGATCAGGCGAAAGCCGAAGCCGATGGTGTTCCATGGCCCCGCAGCCGGAGTCGTAATCGGGGACCGGTCGCCCCGGTCCACCAGGACCTACGGTCGGGTCGCCCCCGCCCAAGGAGAGCACAATGCCGGAAGTCAAGAAGTTCTGGAGTAGCAAGACCAACGTCGTCTTCGTCTGGCCCGGCGAGGAGGACCTGGAGATCGGCTACGACGCGAAGCGTTTCGTCGTCCCGCCGCGGAACCGAGTCGCGCGCCCCGGGCCGGGCTCGAGATACCGGTACGAGAGCGCCCGCGACGCCGCCGGGGCCCCCATCCCGGGCACGATCGTCGTCGAAGACCAGACGGACGAGCGCGAGGGCGGCGGCTTCGTCCAGACGCTGAACGTCGACATGATGTGCCGCTTCCTGCAGCGCGACAGGCCGGACCTCTTCGCTCGCGGCTTCAACATCGTCCAGAACCGGGACGACATCTCGGTCGCGATCGAGGCAGGGCTCCCGCTCTACAACGCGAGCCAGGACGCGCGGGCCCGCGAGGTGCTCGCGACCGAGCTCGAGCGCCAGAAGCGCTTCACCGACAAGGGCCAGCCGGCGCCTCCGTCGTCGAGCTCCCACATGGTCGAGTGGGCGATCAAGCACCTGCAGAACCGCCCGCTCGAGGTCACGAAGTACAGCGCCGCCGAGATCACGGGCGTTCTCGAGGGGCGGCTCAACGCACCGCCACCGGATCGCATCCCGGAGCCGGCGGCCGCGGTGTCGACCTCTGGGGCCGGCATCCTCGAAGAGGCCGAGGCCGCAGGCGTGAAGCTCAACAAGGAGGAGCTCCGGAATCTGGTTTTCAACGACCCGGAGACGATCGCTTTCGTCGCACAGAAGATCAAGGCGCGCGCAGCCGAGCTCGCCGACAAGGAGCCGGTCGGCCCCTTGGTCTAGAGGGGTGGGGTAGGTGAACGTCGACGAGATCATCGACCAGGGCCTTTCGTATGGCGACAACGTGCCGGAGTCCGACGCCGCCTACATCCCGAGGCGGCGCCGGGCTCTCAGCTTTGTGCGCGAGGTCGTGAACGAGATCTGGTGGGCCGGCGACCACCGCTGGAAGCGCGAAGACGCCGACCTGACCGTGCCCGCGAACGATGCCCAGGTGGCTGTCCCGTCCAACTACGACGACCTGGGCCCCTACGGCGACCTCTACCGTGTGGTGGGCGGGATCCAGCAGCTCCCGCCGCTGATCGAGGAGCCGGAGTCGATGATCCAGGAGGCGCGTACCGGGAACCGTCCGACCGACACGCCGCGCATCTTCTCGATCTTCGGCCAGGACCCAGACACCTTCCTCGACCTGATCCAGATCCCGGTCAACCCGAACGAGCTGACGTTGCGTCTCACGTACATGCGGAAGCCGCCGAAGCTCCTGGATGCCGGTGACCCGGACCAGATCAGCTTCACGCCCTCGAGCATCACCAGGTCGGGCACGACGGCCACGGTGACGTCGGCCACGGCCCACGGGCTCGTCACGTTCGACAGCGTGGTCGTTTCGGGCGCGAACGAGAGCGAGTACAACGGGACCTTCGAGATCGTCGTGACGAGCTCGACCACCTTCACCTACCAGGTGGCCGGAGCGCCAGCGACGCCAGCGACCGGCACGATCACGGCCGCCGAGGACGTCACGACGGCGAACGCCTCGCTCAACCAGATCCCGGAGCGCTTCCACGTGACCGTGATCCTGAACGGCCTTAAGGCGAAGCTCCGCGAGTCCAAGGCGGACGGACGCTGGCGGAAGTACGAGGCCGACTACCAGAAGGGCATCTCGTCGCTCAAGCTCCAGGTGTCGCGCTTCCGGTCGGAGCACCGGCGGTCGCCGAGCTTCTTCGGTGAGCTGCGGTAGATGCCGCGCAGCCAGCCGGACGAAGCGGCTCAGCCGAAGCCGTTCGAGCTCCGTGTTGGCATCGGCGGGATGCCGACCCTCGGCGGGATGTTCCGAGCCGGGGACCCGGCCACGATCCCGCCGCACAAGTTCCACATGCTCGTCAACGTGCGGATCACCCCGGGCGGGATGCGGGAGCGTCCAGGCCTGTCGCTCGAGTTCGACACCGGCGTCGAGGAGTGCATCAACGGCATGACCGAAGACCAGCAAGGCCACGGCGGCGAGCTGCTCCTGTTCCCAGGAGCTGACGTCGGAAGCAACCCAGCGACCTTCCGCGCCATCTTCGTCGACCAGGCGGACGACTACTCGGAGTTCGTCTTCGTGCTCTACGGGGCGCCGGCCGTCGTGCGCGGCCAGAACAGCCCCGTGATCGCCAACGTCTTGGGCGCGAGCTACGTCGGTCCGACGACGATGACCGATCCCTTCGTGTTCCGCGGCCAAGCCTGCGTCTTCGCCAAGGTCGACCGCAACGGCACAGACACGCCGGCCCTCATCGGGATGAACTTGCCGGACCGCTCGCATCTCCAGGCATCGGACTGTTGGCGCAACTCGGATGGTCCGGTAGGCGATCCGCTCTGCCCAGGCCCGGCCGGTCAGGAAACGCCTGCCGGGGACTCGCCGCCGCTCTGGCCGTTTCAGCATCCCGTGGGCTCGTCGGGCGTGATCGCGTACCTCGAGAACCCGTTCACGTCCGGGGACTACACGATCGAAGAGCTGCTGTTGCTCCAGGAGCGCATCGACGACCCGATCCTCGGCACGATCGGCGTCGGAGAAGTGCTCTACCTCCTAGTAGTGCAAGGGGACTCGCGGAAGCTCGTCAGGTGGGATGGCGTCCGCCAGACTACGGAGACCGTCTCGATCCCGGATGGGCCCGATCCGCTCCCGCGCCTAGGCAAACAGACCTACGGTCCGGTTCTCGTGAGTGTGGCCGAGGTCGCGAGCGGCGAAGAGTGGGCGGCGCTCAGGGGGGAAGACGGCACCTGGAGCGTCATCGATGGCGCGAGCTGGACGGCTGGCCAAACCGTCGACGACTTCGACCCTAACACCGATGCTGGCCCTCCGTCGAATGGTGGCGTCGTCTATTGGGGCGGGAAGGCGCACGCGATCATCATCGGCTGGTTCGATGAAGACGGCGACAGCGGTAACGTGATCCAGACCTCCCCAGAGATCGCGACGGGCTTTACTGTCTTCCGAAGCGCTCCCTCGTGCACGATGTACGACCCCAAGGACGCGAATCACATCGACCCGCTCGACGCCAAGACCGTCGTTGTCAACAGCCTCGCCTATACGCTGTTCACGAACGGATCTGACGTCGGGCCGCGGCAACATCTGGCGATCGGCGACTTCACGAGCCCCAGCACAGCCCGTCTGCCAGGAACTGGCGCCTTGGTCATGACGCTCGACAACGGCGACTTAGAGGCCACCCCGATGTGGATCCAGGCGGTCGGTGGCAGGGTCTACGTCGGAGGCCAGTTCTGGGAGTGGAATCCGATCACGCAGGCTGCCGACGTGACGCACCACGGCGTCTACGACGTGACCGACATCACCGCTGCGGGCGATATCGTCCAGGTGTACCGCGTGAACGCAACCGACCAGACCTTCGACAGCCAGTCAGAGCGCTACTCGCGAGGATGCCTCGCGTCGGTGCCGAGCGATTTTTCTGGCGGTGAGGGATTCCAGGAGAGCGAGCTCTGATCATCTACGCCCAAGGCGGACGGCTCGGGACCTCGGCAGGGGGGCTCGTCCAGGCTTCGCAGTTCGAGGCCGAGGGCGCGACCTACACCGCCAGGCGGCCGTGCTTCGTCTGGTTCCGCGGCGACCTCTACATCGTCGGGTACTACACGCGCCCGGTCGTGCGCCACGCAGCCGCCAGCGGGAGCTGGAACATCGCTGGCATCCGCCCGCCGATGAACTCACTGGCGGTCGCGGCCGGCTCTGGGTCCGGCGGCTCGAGCGGGCTCTGTCTGGCTGCGATCACGTTCATCCACCGGGCGGGCGCGCGCGTGCTCGCCGAGAGCAACTTCGGAAACGTCGTGAACGTGGGCGAGCTCGGTGGCCTCGGGCGCGCTTGGACGAGCATCGACGCCTCTTCGGCGGAGAGCCGGGTGACAGACGTCCGCGGCTACGTCTCGATGAACGGCAACGACTTCCGCATGGCCTGGGAGGCGCCCTACGGGATCACGTCCATCGAGGAGAACGTCAGGACCGCGCAGCTCACCTTCCTCGGTCCGCAGGACTACGATCACGTCGTCCCGCCGCCGACGAAGTTCGCGCACTCCTGGGCCGGCCGGATGTGGTACGCGCACAGCGCGAAGTTCCCCTACCGCGTCTGGTTCTCGTTGCCGGGAGAGCCGCAGTACCTGAAGAACGCCTCCTTCCGCGACACCCTCGACCGCGAGCCCGTCACCGCGATCTGGAAGGGCAGGAACGAGCTCCTGGTCTTCTGCGAACGCGCGTGCTACATGATCCGCAGCGCGAGCGGCCAGCCAGGCTCGGACGACTTCGTGATGGAGAAGCTCGATTCGGACGTCGGGTGCATCACGCACTTCGGGATCTGGGAGATCCACAACAAGCTCTGGCTCCCCGGCGAGGACGGTGCCTGGATCTACGACGGCGGATTCCGCTACCTGATGAAGGAGATCCAGCCCCTCTGGCGCGAGGACTCCGGATTCGGGGACATGCTGCCAGGCGACGTCTCGAACCGCCAGATCTTCCGCGACGGCTTCGCGATGCACGACAAGCAGAACAAGGTCTATCTGTTCGTGACGAACCGTCCCGCGCGTCCCGAGTTCGAGAGGACGGATCTCTTTCCAGGCACGGTCGCCTACGCCGGCTACTACGGGTCCTTCGAGCCGTCGATGGCCGGCGAGTCGCGCCACCCGGAATGGACGCTCGACTTCAAGGATCGCTTCGACTCCTGCGCCTTCTACAACCGCGAGGGCGAGCTCGTGATCGGGTCCTGCGATGGCAAGATCAGGAAGCAGGACCGGACCCAGGGCGACGACGACGGCGACCTTCTCGAGAAGGCCCTGATCATCAGGCCCGGTCACCAGCTCTTCTTCGAACCCGGCGACGAGCTCGAGTTCGGCAAGGAGCTCGCGCAGCTCTGGGCTTACGTCGAATCCGAGACGACCGGCTGGACGCTTCACGTTCGAGGTGGTGACGAGCAGGCGTGGCGCAGCCAACTCCCAGACAACGAACGCTGGCACTGGAAGATTGACGAGGCCGCGAGCCTGTCCGAGGAGACGCGCACGCTGCGTGGGCGCAACATCCGCGAGGCGGCGCGCACCTACAAGCTCAAGTACGTGCCGCAGACGGTCCACACGTTCACCCCGACCGAGAGGATCTCCGGTCGCGGCTTCACGTTCGAGCTCCGCGCGACCGCACCGATCGGGATGGAGTACCGCGGTCTGGGCGGTGTCTGGAACCGCGGGGCCACGCAGCGCGGCGTCGAGGACAAGACCGAGTACGGCGTCACGCTGTTCGAGATCAGCGACGACGACGGAGCGAGCTGGTCGACGATCCTGCCTGGCGAGACCGCGACGGTCACCGGCTGTCCACAGACCGTGCTCTTCCGCGTGACCCTCGCCTACAGCTACGGAACCGCCGCATTCCCGATCTCCGTGACGGTTGCCGGTGCCGGAGCGTCGCCGATCTCCGAAACGATCGTGCTGGCCGGGCCTGGCCTGGTGGCGACGACCGTGGGCTCGACGCTGGCGGTGGGGACCCTGACGATGAGCGTCTCGGCCGTCGACGCGAGCCTGATCCCGTCCAACCCACTCCTCTACCCGATCACCGTGATCGGGCAGGCGTAGGCTGGACATTTGGCGTAGACTGTGCTGGAGGCCTGACCGATGGCGACCCTTGGGACGCAGCCGAAGTGCCCGGATGGCTGGGGCGGGATCTATCCGAACTGCGTCCAACTCAACGCCCCATCGCTGACACCGACACCGAGCGCACCCAAAAAGACCTGGAGCGGCGGTGGCCTCGCCGTCCCACAGAAGCCGGCCGCCACCACTCCTGCAGCGAGCCGTGTCTCCGGCGGCGGCACGATGACGATTCCATCGATGCCGTCAGGTGCCCAGACGAGCTGGGGTCCCAGCGCCCTCACGCGCCCAGAGCTCACGCCGATCAATCCCCAGGCCGCCTACGATCCCGAGATCGCGCGCACCCTCGCGTCGCAACGCAGTTACGGTGAGGATCTGAAGGCAGGAACGGGCTTCGCGCAGGACGTGATGACGCAGCAGACGCGCGACACGCTCGAGTCGGAGCTGCAACAGGCAAAGGCAGCCTCGATCGCGCAAGGGATCCCGTTCGACGAGGCGGCGTTCAGGGCCCGTGGCCTGCAGAGCATCAATAAGGCCCAGGCCGGCGTGACGCTCGGCCGCGAAGCGCAGCTCGGAGAGGCCCTCAAGTCGGAGGCGGGCCAGGCCGCGGGTCAGGCCGGCGAGCGCACGTCGCGCATGGACCTGGATCTCCGGCGCGACGTCTCGGAGAACGAGCTCGCGCTCGACCGCTACGGCAAGGACATCCAGAAGTACAGCGCCGACGCCGCGGCGGCCACCGCGGCGAACAACGCGCTCATGGACTTCTACTCGCGGCTCGCCGGCGGCATCTTCTCGTCGGTTGGGTCGGCGGCGTCGGTCGGCGGCAACAGCTACAGCTTCGGTTAGGAGGCGGTCATGTCGAGCGTAGCTTTCGACTTCTCCCAGATCAACCCGATGATCGCGGCACTCTCCGCGCGTCTGCCGGAGCTCATGGACCTGCGGATTCAGGAGCAGCGGAAGGCCCCGGCTCGGACCGAGGCGGCCTTCCGGGAGTATCTCGAGGGAAAGCGCTCGGAGCGCGGGCTCGCCAGGGAACGCCTCACCGCGGATCGCACTGCGCAAGAGGCGGCCGCAGCCCTCGCCAAGAGCGCGCAGTTTGCCGACCTCGGCCAGATCAACCAAGCCTCCGCCGAGCGGGCCTACGCAACTCCCGCGAGGCTGGAGACGGAGAATTACGGGTCGATGATCGGGGGGCCCCAGGCGGCAGCGTATCAGCGCATGACCGGGCAGATGACGAGGATGGCCGGAGCGGGTCGTCCGATCGCCAACTACACCGGCCTGACCGATCTCGCGAACGCAGGGGCCGGCAGCTCCGCGCAGGCTACCGCGGCCGCAGGACGCAACGCAGCAGGGGGTGACTGTCCGGCGGGGATGAAGCCGTCGCCATTCGGTGGGTGCCAGCCGGCCGGCACGGGGTACTGAGTGATCTCCAACTGGAAGCACTTCAAGAAGCCTTTTTCGAAGATGAGCAACTTCACCAGGCACGAGCCGTTTCCATCGGACGAGGTGAAGGACACCTACATCGACGGCAAGAAGTCGAGGCCAGGGAGGCGCGACATGAAGTTCACAGGCAAGCACGCAGCCGCAGCGTTGAAAAAGCGCAAGGCCAAGAGCGGGTACTAAGCCATGCCGCCGCTTCCGGGCTCGCTTCCGATCTCGAGCATGATGCTCACGCCGACTCCGTCACGTGAGGTGATGGCGAGCCTCATGGAGACGGAGCGCCAGAAGCGCCGCGCCGACGACCAGGCGCGGATGGACGCCGCCGTCATGGCCGCCCGCGGCTTCGAGGACCCGCGCGGCCAGGGGTCCGACCAGAAGGTCCCGGCCCCGACGACGACCATGAAGGCCCCTGCGGTCGGGACGGGCCCTGGCGCCGCCTCAGAGCGCCCCATCCGATCCGAGGCGACGCCAGCGGCCGCGCCTGCCGGCGACCCCTACTACGGTGGCGTCAAGGCCGTGAAGACGGCGGACGGGCGCATCACCTGGGCGGGCCCTGACGAGGCGCTGGCGCTGTCGCGCTCCGGAGGCAAGTACCTGGACTACGACAAGGCCGTCGTCGAGAGCTCGGGCACGCAAGGCGGCGGTCGGCGCTCCGATCCGCGGCTCGGCTCAGACGTCGTGAGCGGATCCGCGGGCTCGACGTTCACGCAGCAGGGAGCGACGCCGAACCTCTCGGAGCGCACGAGCCCGACAGCGTCGAAGCCGTACTCGGCGAAGGTGCGGGAGCTCGTGAACCAGGGGCCAGCGCCAGACCTGAAGGATCCCGGCACAGCCTGGACGTTCACCGGCGGCGTCGGGACCGGGGCCCCCCGCGAGGGCGTGCGTGAGCTCTCCGGGCTCGAGCAAGCGACGTCCAGGCGGGCATGGCTCGAGGGTCGTGCGGACGAAGAGCAGGCGACCGAGCTCGCGCGCGACAAGATGGGCCTGGAGAGCGCCCTCGTGGAGCAGCGACTACGCCAGGCGGAGTTGCCGCCGCCTGATCCGCTCGAGCTCAAGCGCATCGAGGCCGAGGGCCGCTACGGAGACGCGCTCATTCGCGCGCGCGCGGACCAGTCCGCACGCGGCGAGGCGTCGCGCGTCTACGACGCCTACAGCCGACAGATCGAACAGGCGCGCCAGATGCTGGCGCAGGCGGATCCTGGGAGCCAGAACGCAGCCGAGCTGAAGGAGTACATCGACGCCCTGATCCGCGAGCGGATGGAGCGGGCGAACGTCGCCGCGGGATTCGTGCTGCGCGACCCACGGGCCGATCCGTTCGCTGCAATCGCGGGAGCGATCGCGAGTCGTCCTCCCGCTGCGCCAGGCACCGGGGAGCGATAGGGCGGGGGCGCGATGGGGAGCAACCCGCCCAGGTCCTCGTGGCTCGAGGATGAGCTCGCTGCCCTTCGCGCCGAGTCCGCCGGGCCCGAGCCGTACATCAGGCCGTTCACGCCTCGTCCGACCGTTGGGCCACCCACGGCTCCACCGCGCGACCAGGGCTTCCTGGACGAGGCCCTCGCCAGGCTGCGAGGCGTAGGCGGCCCGGACATTTTCGGCGAGGTCGCCGCGCCGGTCCCGACGCCGGAAGAGCCTATCGGGCTGGACAAGCTCAACGAACAGACTGAGCGAGAAATTCGCGTCGGGGCAGAGCACGTCAGGAATACGCAAGGGCCAGACGCAGTTGAGCCTTATGTATACGCTCAGCACGCCAACAAGTACGGAAAGCGTGCAGCGGATATCCTCCACGCAGCCAGACAGCACGGGATGGAGCGCCTCAGAGATGGCGCTTCACGCGAGGAGGCCGAGTCGGCTGCCGAAGACCTTGCGCGTAAGCACATTGCGAACCTCGAGAGTCAGGTCGCTTCCGGGGTCCAGACACGGGACGCAGAAGAGGCGACAGCCGCCTACGAAGGGCTCATCCAGTCGTTCACGACTCCGAAGGGACTTGCCAGGACAGCGCTCACGACTGGATTGCCGATGGTCGTTGGCCTTGGCGTGGCGTCAATTCCGGGAGCTGGCCCGATCCTGACGGCCGGGGCAATCTCGGGGACCACGGCCCTCGCGGAGGCGACGGCCCAGAAGTTTCTCGACGACCGCCCCGTCAACTGGCGCGAGGCGAGCGCCGCTGGCGTGACCAACATTCTCGAGGTCCCAGCCCTGCAGGTGGCTCGCGGGGTCGGGGCCGGCATCGCGAGCCCACTCGCTCGCCGCGCGGTCACGACTGCCGCGACCGCCGGCGCCGAAGCTGTCGAAGAGGCTGGCCAGCTCATTGTCCAGGAGGCGATCCAGAATGCCAGGCTGCCATCCGGGCCGGCGGTCGCTGGCGAGGCGATCGCTGGAGCGCTCGTCGGAGGCCCGGTCGGGGGCGCGTTCCCCGGGGTCGACCATCCGATCGAGCGGGCGCGCCAGGAGGCCGTCGACGGCGCTGCCGCAGAAACCGAGTCCGCGACGCCGCTGCCGCAGCGCCCGGCCGCCGAGGTGCCGGCCGCGTCGCTCCAGGCGCAGCTCGACGAGATCGACTCATCGCTCGGCGCCGCGCGGAACGCCGGGGACATCCTCGCCATCCAGTCGCTCGAGCAGGCCCGCCAGGAGATTCTGGATCAGCAGCAGAAGGGCATGAGCACGCCGGTCGCCGCCGAGCCGCCGCAGCCGGGCGTAGCGGGCCCCGTCACGGTGCCTGGTGCGCCGCCGCCGGCCGCGGCGCCGCTCGCCGCGGGCCCCGCCATCACCCCGACGCTCCCAGGCGCGCCGCTGCCAGGCCCGGGAGTCGGCGTTTCAGTCACGCCAGGCGTTCCGGTGCCGCCCGTGGCGCCCGGCGAGCTCTCGCCAGTCGAGGCCGCGCAGCAGCGCGCCGCCGCCGCGCGCCCGACCGTCCAGGGGCTGATCGAAGCTGCTCAGGCGCAGAACGCCGGCACGCCGCCCCCTGGCATCTCGGCCGCGACGCCGATCGGAACGGCCCCGCCGGAGCTCGGCATCCTGGGCGGCCCGGCCGCCGGCGCCGCTCCGTCGATCACGACCACTCCGATCCTGCCTGGCGCCGCCGTGGCCCCTGCGCTGCCCACGGCCCCGCCTGTCGCCCCGGCGGCTCCCGGGGCGACCTTCCAGCCGCCGTTGGCCGCCGGCGCGCCTCCTGTGGCGCCTGGCGCTGTTACACCTGGCGGTATAGCGGTACAACCGTCCTTGGCGCCTCGCGGCAGGATCACGCTCGGGCTCCGCGGGGGCAACTGGATCGCTGCCCACGAGGGCCCCGTAGCCGACGAGGTCATGGAGGCGTTCGGCACAACCGAGCTCCCGACGCCGTTCACTCGCGAAGCGAACCCGGAGGAGATCCGCTCTGAGCTCCAGCGCCTGAACCCCGACGTCGAGGTGGTCGTCGAGGGTCGGCCGGCGGAAGCTCCGGCGGAGGCGCAAGCTCCGGCAGGACTGGAACCGGCTCCTGCCACCAGGCCCGCCGCACGTCAAGCCGTAGCGGTTGGCCAGCGCGTTGCGAGCGGCGCCCGGCGCGGCACCGCCCTGGAGCTCGTCGAGGTCGAGGGCCGGCCGCGGGCCCGCGTGCTCTTCGACGAGGGCTTCGAGCAGTACGTCGACGTGGACAAGTTGAGCTCCGAGCCGGAGCCTGCCCCGACGCCCGCGCAGATCGAGGCCGGCAACTACCGGAAGGGCCACCGCGACTTCCAGGGGCTCGACATCTCGGTCGAGACGGCCAAGGGGGGCGTCCGCAGGGCGAAGGACGGCTCGTGGGAGGTCAGGGACTTCCCGGCCGACTACGGGTACGTGAAGCGCACCGAGGGGGCAGACGGCGAACAGGTCGACGTCTACGTCGGTGACGACGCGGCCGCGCAGAACGTCTTCGTCGTCGACCAGGTGGACGCCGACACGGGCCGCTTCGACGAGCACAAGGCGATGCTCGGCTTCCCGGATCAAGCGTCGGCGCTCGAGGCCTACCGCCGCGGCTTCTCGGACGGCCGCGCGGAAGAGCGGATCGGGGCCGTGACCCCCATGCCGGTCGACGCCTTCAAGGCCTGGCTGAAGGAAGGCGACACCACGAAGCCGGTCGGCGAGTTGGCCAAACGGCCCGCGGCCGGTGCGCGGCCGATCAAGCGTGTCGAGCCGACGCCTGGGATGCGCGCGGCGTTCGGGGAATTTGGCGCTGTGGCGCCGCCGCCAGCCGCCGCCCGCGCCGCCGGGCCCGCCGCAGCGCCCACGCCGCCCACGATGACGAAGGGCCCCGTGCGCCCGCAGATCTCCGAGCTCGGCGAGGTCCGGCGGAAGGCGATGGAGACGGCGCTCGATCGCATCCAGGATAAGAAGACGCGCGTCGCCGCGCGGCGGCACGTCGAGGAGCAGATGTGGCGGCGCTTCCTCGTAGAGCAGCGCCAGGCAGACTACGACCACTTCGGCCGCCAGGTGGATCCGGTCACCGGCCAGAAGATCAAGAACCGCGCGGTGAAGCGCCGTGCAGCCAAGGACGCGCTCGCGAACGCCCAGGCGATCTACGGCGCCGGGTGGGAGACGATCCGCGGCACGACCAAGGATCCAGCCGTCGTGAAGCGGCTGCGCCAGCTCGTCGAGGGCAAGGGGCTTCCCACGGGCGCCGCGCGCGAGGAGCTGCCGCTCACGACCTACGCCTACAGCGGCGTCAAAGGCTGGATCGACCACGTCGCGGCGCTGCCTCTCGGCGAGGCCGTGGCGAAGGTCCAGGAGTACAGCGCCGCCCATGCGCAGACCGACGAGGACGTCTACGACTCGCTGCAGCGCCTGGCCGCCGACGTCGACAGCATGGGCGAGGACGCGATCCGCCAGGTCGTGGATCTGCCGGGCGTGGGCCGCGCCAAGATCGCGAAGGCGCTCGCGAAGGGACCCGAGGACCCGCTCTTCAAGCGGATGCTCGAGTACCGGCGCAAGGCGCAGGCCGAGGATCGCGCGTTCCAGGAGCTCCTGCACGAGTACGCCGACCAGGCGTTCGAGCATCCCGCGCTTCTGACGATCGCCGACAACCTCGAGGAGGACCTCGAGGCCGGCCTGGAGTCGGCGGACCACCCGCTGCTCAAGACGTTCATGTGGGGCATCAACGACCCGGCCACGGGGAAGCAGGCGACGGCCGATGCCGTGATCGAGGCGATGCGCTTCGGCAAGGGGAGGCTCTTCTCGAGGATCCGGACGGCCTACACCGACGCCATGAGCGTCATGCAGAACGACGTCCCGTTCGAGATCCCGGAGGGCGCCGAGGTCGAGGGGTTCCTGGAGGCGCCGCGGACGAGGGAAGGCCAGGATCTCATCCCTGGGTTCATGGAGGCAGTGATCGGGACGGCCCAGAAGCCGATCGCGCGCAAGGGCGAGCCAGCCCCAGACTTCGCCGATGCCGCGCTCTTCACCCAGGACGAGGCGCGCGCCGCGCGCGAGGAGGCGGAGCGGCTGAAGCGGCAGCGCGCGAGCCAGAGGTCGCTGCTGGAGGCGCCGAAGCTGCCGTCTCTCGTGTCGCTGCCGCAGGACAACCTGGTGGGGCGATACGGTCCGCCGCCGCGCAAGGCCACCGCAGAACAGCTCGCCGCCCGTCAGCGTTGGGCGGATCTCTTGAAGGGAGAAGTCAGTGGACTACCCGCACCGGGCGTTGCCGCCGAACGAGGACCAGCTCAAGGTGAAGCCGCCGCCGCGGCTCGAGGACCTGCTGCCCGAGGAGCGGGCGCTGCTGTCGGAGAAGGAGCTCCTGGAGGCCGCCGCGGAGGGGGACGAGGACCTGGCGTTCCTGCTGGAGTACAAGGAGCGGCTGGAGTCCCTGGAGCGGGAGCGCGTCCGGCTGCTCGAGCAGGGATCTTCCATATCGTCAACCCCCGGGAGGCGGAGAGCCTTGAGCGCCCTGCCAAGCTCGGCCTGATCCCGCCCGAGCTCGCGCAACACCTGTCCGAGGACCAGGCGGTCGGAGTCGCGAAGGCGATCGAGGCGTTCGACGCCGGCTCAGGCTTCCTGTTCGAGGACGGCACCGGCGTCGGGAAGACCCGCGAGCTCCTGGCGCTCGCGCACACGTTCCTGAAGAAGGGCAACAAGGTCCTGATCGTCTCGAAGGCCGGGTCGATCGAGCCGAAGAAGATCGCTGGGCGCCTGGTGCCGAGCGGCTCCTACCGCGACGACTCCGCGGCGATGGGGATCCCGATCGAGTACGTCACCGAGCGCGGCAAGCCGCTCAAGTCCGGGGTCGTGAACCTGGGCACCTACCACGCGCTCCGCGACTACGCCGTCGACGGCGACACCGTGCTGCTTCTGGACGAGGCGCACCAGCTCAAGAGCGCCGGCGACTCCGAGGTCGCGGCCGCGGGTGCCGACCTTATCCGTCGGGTGAGGGTCGCGGGCTTCGCGACGGCGACGCCCGGGGACAAGCCGTACCACATGAGCTACCTCGCCTCCATCGGCTTCTTCGAGGGCAAGGACCCAGAGACGGCGATGAAGGACCTGGGCGTCTCGATCCGGAAGCAGAAGCGCGTGTCGAAGGTGCTCCTGAAGCGCAACCTGGCCGCCGGCATGGACCGCGTTGCCGCGCGCGAGGCCGCGACCGAGACCATCGACGTCTGGAAGACGACGTCACCGCGGAAGATGCGCCGGGCGCTCGACGCGCTCTTCCGCCGCCTGACGCGCACCGGGACCGTCATCAAGCGCGAGGTGGACCTCTCTCCGATCCAGGTGGTCACCCACAAGGTGATGCTGCCGGAAGAGGCGCACCGGGTCATGGACCGGATCGAGCAGGGCAACTTCGACCGGAAGAACGCGCTCATGCACATGCGCCGCCAGCAGGAGCCGTACAAGCTCCAGGCGACGCAGAAGCTCGTGATGGAAGAGCTCGCGGCTGGCCGCCAGGTGGTCGTATTCGCCACGCGGGTCAACCAGTCCGAGGTGCGCGAGAAGATCCGAGACGAACGCGGCGACATCATCGGCGAGCGCGTGATCGCAGAGTCCGAAGGGACGCTGAAGCAGCTTGCCGAGTGGCTGAAGGCCGAGGGGATCCCGACCGCCGAGATCCACGGCGCCGCCGACGAGCGCAGCGAGGACGCGCAGGCGCGCTTCCAGCGTGGCGAGGCGAAGGTCGTGATCGCGAGCTACGAGAAGGGCGGCACCGGGATCAACCTCGACGACCGCTCTGGCGCGGCGCCGCGCTCGATGATCCTGATGACGTCGCCCTTCGACTCCGTGTCCCTCGTCCAGGCTCTCGGGCGGATCCACCGGTTCACGACGCGCAGCAAGTCGAGGATCCACATCCTCTTCAGCGACCACGGGCTCGACGCCTGGAACGGCGGCATCCTGGCCGGGAAGCTGAAGATGTTGCACGCGCTCGTGAGCGGCGACATCGCGGCGCTCGACCTGGCCGGCATGGGCGGCGACGAGGAGACGCTCAACGCCGGGGCCGTCCACTACGTCGACGCTGCGCGGGTGCTGGCGCAGTTCACCCCCGCTGGCCGCGCGATGGCAGTCAAGAGCCCGCGGCAGTGGGGCGCGATCATCCACAGCCTGAAGCGGATGGGCGTCGACATCAAGATGCGGGAGGGCGGTGAGTTCTCGGTCCAGACGCACGAGGGCTTCGAGATCAGCGGGAACATCGCGAAGGGCTTCGTGCCAGAACTCGGCGAGCGCCTCCGCGGCCGCGCCTACGGCAACCTGACCTGGAACCACGACGAGTCTGCGGCCGAGTTCCGTGAGGCGGCGCGCGCCGCCGAGCCGCCGCCGCCGGCGATCGCGACCGACGCGGCGCTCAGGCTCATGCGCGAGATTGGGCCCACGAGCGGGGCGCAGCGCGACGTGAAGCCCATCGTCAGCTTCAGGCAATACGAGTTCATGAAGCGTCGCCTCGAGGAGGCCGGCGCCATCTGGGGCGAGGCGCAGCCCGGGGCCTGGCAGATCGGGACTCGCACCGGCGAGTTCCTGACGGGAGAGCTTGTGCCGCCGCGCGGGACGGACCGGGGCTTTGCGATGCCGAAGGAGGACCACGGCGCCTTCTACTGGCTGAGCGTCGGGGAAGAGGCCCTGAAGGCCCCGGCGCCGGATCCACTCTCGGTGAACGCCGCTCTCGACGACTTCGCCCAAGGCCAGGAACGCTCGAGCGATCCGGACTCGGAGGTCCGGGCTGTCGCAGGCATCGTCGGGAGCCCGGTGGCCGAGGTCATAAGCTACGAGAGGCCGCACCTCGACTGGCGCAAGCCAGCACGCCTCGGGACAGGCGTCAGCCTGGCGACCGGCCGCGAGCTCGGTGCGGGCATCAGGGTGGCGGCGACGGCGCTCCGCGAGGGCTTCCAGAAGCTCGGGAAGATTGACTTCGACGGCCAATACGTGGGCTCCCTCGAGAACGCCGCGGCCATCTTCCAGACCGCGCGCAACCCCTCGCTCGAGCACGCCGCCATTTTCTTCGTGGACCGTGCTGGCGTCATCAGGGGCTCGATGCAGACGTCGTCGCAGTCGCCTTCGTTCGTCTCGTGGGGCCCAACCACGCCACTCGTGCGGAACATCGAGGGCAGGATCGCGGCGTTCGCGCAACAGGGCGTAGAAATCGCTGGGATCATCAGCCTCCACAACCACCCGTCCGGGAACGCGCTCCCAAGCGATCCTGACCTGACGCATTCCGGAAAGCTCGCCCAGGCGCTCGGGAAGCGCTACATGGGCGCCGCCATCGTCGACCACGAACAGGCGACGGTTGTGCGCCCGAACGGGACCCACTACATGATCCGGCGCGCGGCCGGCGGTTTTGTGGACCCGGACCCGTTCCTCCAGGAGGGCATCGACTCGGCGGCGTACTACAACGAGCAGTCGCCGTATCGGCTGCGCAGCCAGAAGGACGTGCGCTCGTTCGCCGAGTCGATCCTGGGCAGCGGGCTCTGGCGGAAAGATTCGACGGACGTCTCCGTGATGTTCGTCGACCGCCAGAACAGGCTGGCGCTCATGACGCTTGTCCCGCGTCCGCTCTTCAACTCGCCAGGCTCCTTCAGGCGCTTCGTCGTCCTCGTCGGCAAGGTGTCGGGCGCGGACTCCGTCTTCGCCGCCGGGCCGGGGATCCTACAGGACAACCGGTCGTCCACGGCCGCCAACGTGCACATGGGTGACGGCGTCCTGCAGGACGTATTCGACCTCGGGACGAGCAAGAGCCTGGTCGACACCCTGCTCTCGGCGTCTTCGTATCACGGCAGGCCGGACCTGCCCTGGCAGGAGCTCCTCGGGGTGCCTAACTTCGAAGCGGGGCAGCACCTGGCCGAGCCGCCGGTATCGGCGCTCCCAGAATGGGGGAAGCCGGACCCCGACTGGTGGGCGCGGCGCGTGCGCTTCGCCGAGCTCAGGACGCAGTCGCGGATGGCTGAGGCTTCAGCTGGGGTGGATCCGCGGGCGTTCTGGGACGCTTTCGTCCTGGGCGTCGACGCGATCCGCAGGGGTGCGCGCAGTTTCTCGGCCTGGTTGAAAGGCCTGGTCGCGAAGGTCCCGTGGGCCGGCCGCTACGGTCGCGAGCTCTGGGACTACATCGGGGGGCTTGGCGCCCCGATCGAGTTCCAGCGGACCGGCCAGGTGCAGCCGTTCGCTCAGGCGCTCGAGACGACCGTGCCCGAGGTGCGCGCCTACAAGGGGCCGATCCGCCCGATCCCCAAGGTGACGCCGCAGGACATGCTGGCCGTGGCGGACGCGATCGTGCGTGGCGAGGCCGGTGCCCCCATCGACGTGGCGGGCGGGAAGCCCATCGGGGTCGGCAAGAGCCGCGACTTCCCGATCAACATCCACCAGATCTCGGACGAAGGCCAGATCAAGAACGTCGTGGCACGCGGGGCCAGGGCCCTCAGCGACCGCCTTGGCGTCGCGCGCCAGAAGTACACGATGCCGGAGCTCCACACGATGGCGCTCGAGCTCGGGTACTCCGAGGCCGACTGGCACCGCATGGTGCGCGAGAAGGGGGCGCTCACGGCCCCCGAGATCATCTTCGGCCGCGTGCTCCGGCAGCACGCCGGGGTCGACTTCGGGAACCGGTGGGAGGCGTGGCGCGAGGCGCAGGAGCACGCCAAGGAGAAGGGGCTCGACCCGGAGGAGCAGGAGCGCCGCCGGCAGGAGGTGCTCAACGCCGAGCGCGAGAAGCTCCTGGCGCTCCACAAGTTCATCGGCATGATGTACGGCACGGCCGCCGCCGCCGCCGAGGCCGGCCGCGCGCTTCGGGCCCACAACATGCTGGCCCAGATGCTCACCCCCGAGGAGCGCTTCCTGCAGCGCTTGTTCCGCGGACGCCGCGGCGACGAGAAGGCGATGGCCGAGCTCGTGGAGGCCTTGCGCGCGAACGACATGGAGCGCGCCGGCCGCCTGATCCGCAAGATCCACAAGCCCGGGATCCTGCGGATGATCATCGAGTATTACATCAACTCGCTGCTGTCCGCGCCCTCTACGTCGATCGCGAACGTGGCCGGGAACCTGGTACACGAGGCGGCACTGCGGACCCCGGAGCGCGCGATCGCGGCCCGGCTCGAGCAGTTCGGGATCCGCCAGGGCCTCGAGCAGCTCCTCCGCGGCGAGGCGAAGCCGACCGAGCGGGTCGTCGGCCAGGCGATGGAGGCCCTCCGCGCCCAGGTCCGCCTCGGTTTCGGCATGCCGGCGGCGCTCAACAACACGCTCCTGGCGCTCCGCCGCGAGGACATCAAGTTCATGCGCAGCCTGAAGGGCGAGTTCTACCCGCCGGCGATCCCGGGCGTGCTCGGAAAGGTCGTGCGCACGCCAGGCCGCGTGATGGAGGGGCTCGATCTGGCGGCCCGCCAGTCCGCGATGTCGGCCGAGCAGGCGGCTCAGCTCTGGTTCCGCGCCTACCAGGACGCCCATAAGAACGGCTGGAAGATCAGCAGCCCCGACTTCGAGGAGCGGTTGCGTGAGCTCCACGAGATCATGGGCCAGTGGATCCTGCTCGAGGAGCAGCGCCTAGCCGACCCCACGAGTTTCCAGAGCGAGTACGGCGCGGACGGCTACAAGTTCCTCTACCGTCACCGGGACCTGGCCGCGATCTACGAGGACATGCGGCACGCCGGGGATGTCTCGACGTTCCGTGACGCGACGACGAAGTTCTCGAGCCTGATCAAGGCGCTGCGAAACGCCTACCCTGCGCTGTCGTTCGCGATCCCGTTCGTCCACACGACGGAGCGCCTGCTGGTGCAGGGCTTCCGCCGCACCCCTCTCGGCCTCGCGAAGACCGTCTACAACATCTCGAAGGGCTCGATCGAGGGCGGTGAGGCGAGCGACCGACTGGCCCAAGGCATGCTCGGGACGATGCTCACGGCGGCCGTCTACGTGTGGGCGAAGAACGGGTTCATCACAGGCGGGGCCCCCGAGGACCCGCGCGACCGCGAGAACTGGCTGAAGACCGGAAAGCTCCCCTACGCCGTGCGCGTCGGGAAGACCTGGTATTCATACGCCAGGATCGAGCCGCTCGCCACCACGTTTGGGCTCGCCGCCGACCTCGCGGCCGTCGACGACCAGAAGGTCGCTGGTGATGCCTTCGACAAGCTCCACTACTCGGTCCTGAACCAGACGCTCAACAAGACCTATCTCGAGGGCCTGATCAACGCCGCCGAGGCGATCGGCGACCCGGACCGCTATGCCGGCCGCTTCTGGAAGCGGATGCTCGGGGCCGCGGTGCCGAACCTACTGGCGGCTGGCGCGCGCGCGATCGATCCCACGATCAGGGAGACGGACTCGATCTCGCAGACGCTCATGGCCCGCGTCCCCATGCTGTCGACGACGCTCCCGCCGCGGCTCACCGGGACCGGCGAACCTGTGATCCGCGGCGAGAACGCGCCGTCGCGCTTCCTCTCGCCGGTCCGCTACGCCGAGGAGGCCGGGCCCGAGAAGAACCTCGAGCGCATCTTCCTGGAGGCCGGCTACAGCCCGAGCCAGCCGCCGCGCACGATCACGCTCCCTGGGACCTTCGGCCGGAAGGTCGACCTCACGCCGGCCGAGCGCCGGATCTACGCCGGCTACTCACAGCGCGCGACGGCGTTCGCCAGGACGCTCACGACGAACAACGATTGGAGCGCCCTCGACGCCTTCGCCAAGCGCGAGCTTCTGGAGCGGATCTATCGGTTCGCTCACGATGCTGCAAGGCGTGAGATGCTATTGAGCGTCACGCGCAGGCTGCAGCAGGGGAAGGCCGAGGTGAAGACGAAGTGACCGACCGGCTTCGATCGACGCGCCGCTACGGGATCCACGTCCCGCAGCTCGTCGGGCGCCTGTCCTTCCCGAAGCAAGGCGAGAAGCCGGAGATCGGGCTGCAGCGCCTCCCGGGCGAGTTCGACGCGGCGATGCAGGAGCTCCAGCGCTTCCTCCACTACCTGCAGAGCGCGAACGACCTGGCCGTGACGTCTAACGCCTTCTACGCCGGAACCCCGGAGCTCGTGGACGGAGCCGCCGGTGATCCTGGCGATCCGACCGTCGGGTGGTCGCCGGGGGACCACAAGCACCAGGCAGACATCGCGGCCCCGACCGGGCTCGGGAACGCGAACGCCATCGGGTCTGGGCCGCAGCTCCCCTTCAGCGACCACGTCCACAAGCGGGATGTGCGCGTGCAGCTCGAGGACGCGGACGTGGGCACGCGCAACGCGCTCAACTTCGAGGACTCGGGAGATATCGACTTCCTGGTCACCGACGAGGCGGGCCCAGACAAGGTGACGGTGAAGGCGAACCTCTCCGCCGGCGCCGGGCTCATCCAGCCGCGCCGCCCGACGCCGCACACGCACCACTACGCGGACCTGGTGGGGAGCAGCTTCGCGGCACCGGACGCGCAGTTCGTCCTCGCCGGGCAGATCTTCGGAGGGTGATGGATGGCAACCTACAGCAGGCGGCTTCTGAGCGGCTCTACGGACGGCCTTCCCATCCCGATCACCGGCACCGCCACCGGCTCGGCCAACACGATCCACACGGCCGCCGCTGGCTCCACGGACTTCGACGAGATCTACGCCTGGGTGTCCAACGTGACGGCTGCTCCCGCAACGCTCACGGTCGAGTGGGGGAGCACGTCTGACCCCGGCGGGCACATGGTCAAGGCTTACAACATCCCTCCGAATTCGCCTCTGATCCCGATCGCCACCGGCCAGGTGCTCAACAACGCGAAGGTGATGAAGGCGTTCTCGAGCGTAGCGAGCGCGCTCAACATCGTCGGATTCGTGAACAGGATCTCGGCCTGATGCCGCACGTCAACTACCCCGACCTCAAGAAGTACGACCCGCGGGGGAACGTGAAGGTCACCATCGGGGACTCCGATGCGCTCGACGCCTCCGGGCGTCTGCGTGTGGGCCTGCCGCTCACGCTCTTCGATCAGGCGTTCGAGTGGGACCTCGCCGAGCTCTTCTGGGACCAGACGCTCGTGGGCGGCGGGACGGTCACCTACGACGCCAACAACTCGAGCGCGACCCTCACGGTGGGCACCGGCGCGACGGACAGCGTGCTCCGGCAGACGCGCGACTACCACCACTATCGGCCGTGGAAGAGCCACCTGATCCCGCTGACGTTCACGTTCGGGGCCGCGGCCGCCGATGTCCGGTGGCGTGCCGGCTACTTCGACGGCAACAACGGGATCTATCTCGAGCAGAACGGCACGACGGACGTCGCCCTGGTGCGCAGGACCTTCGTCTCCGGCGTCGCGGTCGACAACCGCGTCGTCAGGGCGAGCTGGAGCCTGGACACGCTCTCCGCGACCGCGCCGAATCCGAGCGGCATTACGCAGGACCTCTCCCTGGCGCAGCTCATGGTCGTCGACCTCCAGTGGCTGAGCGAGGGGCGCGTCCGCGTCGGGTTCAAGATCGGCGGCGTCATCATCTACGTCCACGAGTTCAACTCGGCGAACATCCTCGTCGGGCCCTACATGGAGACGGCGAGCCTGCCGATCCGCTTCGAGCTCACGAACCTTGCCGGCACCGGCGCCTCGCACACGCTGCGGCAGGGGTGCTCGTCGGTCATGTCGGAGGACGGCGACCAGGACGAGTACGGGCTCTTCTTCTCGGCCGACAACGGGACAACGGCGATTGCCGTCACGACGCGGCGTGCCATCCTCAGCGTTCGGCCGAAGGCTGTCTTCGGTCCGGCTTCGAAGGTGAACCGCGTCCCGATCGAGCCGCAGACCTTCAACCTGCTGGTGTCCACAAACAACGCGCGGTGGGAGATCGTCTTCAACCCGACCTTCACCGGGACGCCGGTCTGGGTCGACCCTGGCACGCATAGCGCGGTCGAGTACAGCGTCCACGCCGACGTGGCTCTCGGGGCGTTCACGGCTGGGATCATGTTGAACAGCGGTTACGTGGCCGCCGGAATCGGAGTCGCCTCCGGCGCCATTGTGCAGGCACCGCTCCTCAACAAGCTCAGAGCGACCCTCGACATGGCCGGCGCCAACCCGCGCGCGTTCAGCCTGGTCGTAACGTCGATGACCGGCGTCGCGAACGCTGCAGGGGCGATATCGTGGAAGGAGAGCCGGTAAGATGGCGCTCTTGAAGTATTTCCCCGTCGCCCAGGGCGGCGCCGGAACGGTCATCGTGGCCGCCGCTGTCGCCGGCCAGAAGCACAAGGTCCTCGGGCTCTCGCTGTCGCTGGCCGCTACCGGGAGTTTCCGCCTCACTGGAGCCGCCAACCTGACCGGGGACATCCGCGGGCTCAAGGACGACGCGATCACCTGGCCGACGAGTGCGCTACCCTACGTGGAGGCTGACGCCGGCGCCGCGCTGAGCCTCGTCACGATCGGAGGCGCCGCCCAGGGGATTGTCGTCTACGTGACCGATCCATGATCGACTACGACCTCCTCGTGAAGATCGGGTGGACAGCGCTCCTGGGGTGGAACCTCAAGGAGACGGTCGCCAACGGGAAGGAGATCGTGCGCCTGAAGGAGAAGGTCGAGAACGGGCTCACGTCAGGGCTCGAGCGCCTCGGGGAAACGATCGAGGGGATCGAGGGCCACATCGCCGGCGAGGAGAAGCGTATCCTGCAGGCTGTGCAGAGGAATCCGAAGCTGCGAACGCGCAAGAGCGACAGACGCTATCCGGGGGGAGGTTGACGATGCCTGAGTCGGGAGCGCCGGATCCGCTGGACCCCTCGACGTCGGTCATCATGAGGAAGCTCGCGAAGAGCGGGCTGCTCGAGAAGATCGTGACGTGGGCGGTCATCGCGCTCGTGGGCGGCGGGGCCTCGATGGCGACGCAGAAGGTGAGCGACGCGAACGGGTCGGCCGCGATCGAGGCGGTGAAGCTGGACCTCGTCGAGACGAAAGCTGACTTCGAGAAGTTCAAGAAGTCCTACTACGCCCGCGTTCGGGCCGGCAACAGCGACCACATCTGCTTCGAGCGCAGGTTCGTCAGGCTCGAGGTGCGCTCCGGGATCGAAGCCCCCGCCTGTGAACGGTCAGAGGAGCCGGACCGATGACGCCCCCGAACGGCTACGCCGAGATCGTCGCGACGTTCGGTGACCCGAAGAAGTACCTGCGCGACGACGGGACGATCTCGGTGCTGTGGGAGGCGCGCATGGCCTCGGTCGTGTTCCCGGTGCCGCTGCCGCTAGGGTGGGATCTGTCCGTGCGCGCGCGGGGGGCCCGCGTCCACTCATTCATCGCCGCAGAGACGCAGCACGTTTTCGAGCTGCTCGCCAAGGAGGGTCTGTGGCAGCACCTGAAGACCTACGACGGTGGCTACGCCTGGCGGCAGCAGCGGGGCTCGACTTCGAAGCTCTCGATGCACGCATTCGGCGCGGCGCTCGACTTCAACGAGGCGACGAACAAACAGGGCACGCCCGGCGACATGCACCCCGGGGTCGTCCAGATCTTCGAGGCGTGCGGTTGGACCTGGGGCGGGAGATTCCAGGGCAGTAGAATAGACCCGATGCACTACCAGTTTCCGAAGGGAGCTTGAGATGCTGAAGAGGTTCATGCTGACGCTGGCGCTCGGGCTCCTTGCCTCGGGCGCGTTCGCCCAGGGCGCCGCCAAGGACGGCGCGCTCGCGCTGATCTACGACGTCGACAGCGCCACGTTGACGTACTGCACCCTGAGCCCGGGGCCCTTTGCGGCCCAGGTTCCGGTGGCTGCGCAGATCAAAACGACCGGCTCGAGCACGACGGTGGTCGAGGTCACCTCAGGCACGAATCCGTTTGCGGGCGTCGTGGTGGGCGACGTGCTCATCATCCAAACGCCGACCGCGACGAACCCGAGCGCCACGACCGTCGTGGCCGTCACGGCGAAGGCGAGCGCGGCCTCGATCACGGTCGATACTGCGATCAACATCACGGGGAACAACTTCGGCTTCTACCACCACCTGTGCGGCACGACCGACAACGACGGCTGGTTCTCCACCTCGGCCGCGGCGCAGCGCGTCGCGCTCACGGTCCAGTACGACCAGGGCGACCTGACGGCGCTCGTCGTCCGGTGGGAGTGCAAGGCGGCCGGCGCCGGCGCGAACCCGGTTGTGCTCTACCCTGGCGAGTCGAGCGACTGCGGACTCGGCGGGACGCTCTCGACGGACCGCTGCTCGTTCGCTACGGCCGGCGTCACGGCCAGGCTCACGGTCGTCGACGAGGGCCCATCCTTCCCGCTCTGCCGGGTCGGGGTCGCCTTCACCGGCGCCGATGCTTCCGACGCCACGACGAACCTCGAGAAGGTCACAATCAAGGTCGCGATCAGGTAGGGGGATCCCATGCTGAAAACGCTGGTTGCAGTTCTGCTCGCCGCCACGGTGGCTTCGGCCCAGGTCTCGACGCGCCCGCCTGGCAGCACGGGTGGCACCGCATTCGATGGCGGGACGATCACGGCTCCGGTGCTCGGCCCGGTGGGCTGCACGGACCCGGCCTACTCTTTCACGGGGGCGCCGACGGTAGGCGTGTGCAGCGCTGCCGGCACCAGCGCCACCATGCAGTCCGGGACTGCCGTGCCACTCTCGGAGGTCACTGTTGGCTCCAGTTCCGGCTTTCTGCGTTTCAGTGACGCCAGCGGCAACTTCACGACGTTCGTGGTCCGAGATAACGAGGTCGAGGCCACGAACGAATCCGGACAGGGCTTCACGCTCGGCTCGGCCTTTACTATCACCATCCCGACCATTGGACCTGTGGGCTGCACGAACCCGGCATACAGCTTCGATGGAGCCACAACCGCCGGGCTTTGCCTTGATGGAACGGCGGCCCGCGTTCAGGCGTCAGGCGCCCAGCCTCGTGGGGTGCTGCTGGCGGACGGCACGCAGGCCTACGCGCTCTTTTTTCATGACAGCGTGTTCGACGGCTTCATCGCAAATCCCAGCTCGGCGCAGATCGAGACGGCCAGCACGACGCGCGTAACGGTCTCGACCACGGCCGTCACCTCGACGCTGCCGTTCCTCGCGCTAGTGGGTACGGTTGCGAATCCTGGTATCGCGTTCAGCGCAGACCCGGATACCGGCTTCACGCAGCCCGCGCTCGGCTACATGAAGACAGTGCTGAACGGCGACGGCGTCTGGCAGTTGAACTCCGCGGAGGAGCAGCTTGACTCTGGGGTGCAGCGTACCTGGTCGTCAGGTGACATCGACGCCTCTGCCTCCGACACCGGGCTCGCGCGGTCGGCCGCGGCCGTCGTGAAGGTGACGAACGGGAGCACGGGAAGCGGGTCGCTCCTTGTAGCGGACGGGTCGTCGGCCGCCCCGGCGGTAGCCTTCGCGTCGCAGCCAGCTCTCGGGTTCTTCGCGCTCGGCACGAACATCATGGGGCTCACTGCGGCGGAAACTGCGGATTCCGGGTTCGCGCTGAAGTTCGGTGCCGGAAACACGGTCTTCGCCGTTGGAAACGATGGAGTGTGTTGCTATTTCACCCGGATGCTCTCCTCCGGTCAATTCGGCTGGACCTCGTCTTCTTCCGACGCGCTCCAAAACCCAGACACTGGACTCGAGCGGGCCGCGGCCGGCGTTGTGCGGGTGACGAATGGAAACGATGGCGCTACGGTCGGATATTTCCTCTCCGGGGTTTCTGTCGAGGCAAACACCGGCACGAAGGCGCCGGCGCTAGACGAGAGCGGCGAGCTCTATACGAACACTGGAGACGCGGACGGCTCCATCATCAACCTCCCGGACAACCCCACGATCGGGACGCAGTTCCGAGTGGCGCTCACGGTGGCCCAGACGGTCACGATCAACGCTGCGTCAGGAGAGACGATCCAGGATGCCGGCACGAACGCGGCGTCGAGGGCGGCGAGCGCCATCGGAGACACGATCCATCTCATCGCGGTCACTGGCGGAAGCGGAGCGGTCTGGATGGTCGTGAGCAAGACGGGCACCTGGTCGTAAATGTCGTGACGCGCGCGGAGTGGGACGAGGCCTGGCTCCGGGAGTTCAACGCCGTGTATCGCCATGGCGTCGAGCTCGCGCGCGCCCGGGAGACCGCCTTCGCCGTCACCATCGGGAAGCACGGCCTGCGACCGGAAGAACAGAAGGAAGCGAAGGAGCCAAGGCCTTCGCTGCTGACCAGGATCGCGGTATCCTTGGCGCGCAGGCGCATCGAGAGTGCCGTGCGGGGATTGCCCCCGCTTCAAGTGGGAGGCGTTATGGTCAAGAACATCGTCCTCGCTGTGGTCTACGGGGTCGGGGCCTCGTACCTCGTCGTCCAGGTGGCGCTCGCCGACAGCGTGGTCTCCGGCGGCGAGTGGTCGGCGATCTTCGGGGCGTTCTTCGCCGCGGCATGGGGGAAGTTCTCCCAGCCGGACCGGCCGGTCTCGGCCACGCCCAAGGAGTAAGCGCGCGCGACGTGCTCGGGTGCGGGGTAGCTCAGCGGTAGAGCGCCTGCCTCATACACCGGAGCGCGGAGGTTCGATTCCTCCCCCCGCCACCACCTTGACAATCCCGCGCAGGCTGGACTAGATTCCAGCCATGGCAGACGACAAACCCGCCCTCACTCCTCCCCCGGTAGACGCCGCCCGCGCCGCCGTCAGTGCGGCGGCCAGCGCGATGGCCAGCCGCCGCATGAAGCTCCTCGGGCCCAAGGGGCGCCGCGAACTCGCCGGCAGGGCCGGCAGCGCGCAGTGGGCCGGCTGGACCGCCCACGAGAAGAGCGTGGAGATGCGGCGTCGCGTCGCGCTCTCGAAGAAGCGCAAGGCGGCCGCAGCGCTGAAGCGCGCCAAGATGGAGCGCGCGGACGCCCGGCTGGAGAAGAAGGCGGCCCGTGGCTGACGTCGAGGCCCAGATACCCCAAAGTGAGATGGGGGGAGGGGAGCAGGCACCTGGGACGCTAGGGCCCGACTCCCCTCCCCCCGATTCGCGCCCGCTCAAGAAGGAGCCAGGCGTCTACACGGACATGTCCTTCGAGGAGTACACCCGGATCGACGCCATCAACTTCTCGGTGCTGTCCCTCTTCAAGGACACCGCGGCGCACGCGCGCGTCGGGCTCCTGAAGGAGGACATCCCGACGCCGGCGCAGGCGCTCGGCCACGCCGTGCACGCCGCCGTCCTCGAGCCGGAGCGCTTCGCCCAGAACTTCGTCGTCGCCCCGAAGGTCGACCGCCGCACCACGGCGGGCAAGGCGGCCTGGGCGAAGTTCGAGGCGGAGAACCGGGGCAAGGAGCTCCTGACGTACGACCAGATGGCGGTGTGCGCTGGGCTCCTGCGTTCCATCTCGCAGCATGCCTCGGCGCGTGAGGTCCTTTACGGGCCGGGGGCCTCCGAGCTCGTGTTCGTGTGGCTCGACGAGGAGCACGAGGTGCTCTGCAAGTCGCGCCTCGACCGCGCCGGCGTCCTGGGCGGCTGGTCGTGCTTCCTCGACGTGAAGACGATGAGCGACGTCGCGAGCCTCCGGAACATGGAGCGCGCGATCGGCAACTACGACTACGCGGAGCAGGCTGCGATGTACCTCGAGGGCGGGCGCGTGCTACGCCCCCTGGCCGAGGGGGATCGCCGCTTCCTGTGGCTCGCGTGCGAGACGTTCGAGCCCTACCTCGTCCGGCTCTTCGAGATCGAGTCGGGGGCCCTCGAGTACGGGTATCAGAAGTTCCGCGAGCACCTGCGGCAGTACGCGCTCTGCAAGGAGCGCGACGAGTGGCCCGGGTACGACGGCGGGGTCGAGACAGCCGGGATTCCGGCCTGGATGGGGAAGGCGTTCAGCGCTTCCCTCTGAAGACCGAGCCGATCGGGCCCCGTGACTTTGGTGGGGAGGTGGGTGTGGGTGAAGTACCGAAGGCGCTGCCGTCAGGGCAGCAGGACGTAGCGCCGGCCGAGGAGTTCAACCTCAAGAACGCAGACCTCGCATTCGGCCCGAACCAGCGCCCGCTCGGCTGGTACAGGTGGGCTTCGTGGTTCGCGCAGAAGATCCACGAGTCCGGGGTCCTCCCAATCCAGATCAAGACGCCGAACGCAGCCTTCGCCGTGCTCTGCAAAGGCGACGAGCTTGGGCTCCCGCCGTTCGCCGCCTGGAACCTCATCTACTTCACGCAGGCCGGGCGCCTCGCCCTGATGTCGAAGGGGGCCCTCGCGGTCGTGCAGTCGAAGCCGACGTTCGACGGCTACAAGGAGTGGACCGAGGGCGAGGGCGAGACGCTCAAGGGCTGCGCGGTCGCGAAGAGGAAGGGCCAGGAGCCGACCGTCAAGGAGTTCACCTACGAAGACGCGGCCACGGCAAAGCTCCTCGGACAGCGCGTGAACCAGTACGGAAAGTCCTACGACAGCACGTACCAGTCCTACCTCAAGGACATGCTCCTATCGCGCGCGCGGGCTCGAGCGCTCGACATCGCGTTCGCGGCTGAGCTCGGTGGCATCCCGATCGAGGGGGTCGCCGAGGACATCGATGCGAGCGAGGGGCGCCGCACGGAGCGGACGCGCGCGGCCTCGGCGTCGGCGGGGAGCGGCGAGGCGAAGGCCCCGCTCGGCCTCCCGCCGGGCAGGACCGACCCGCTGATCGAGGAGCTCCGCCGCGGGGCGCAGCAGGCAGCCAATCCCCGCCCGGCGGAGCCGGTCGTCAGCCTACGCACAGAGGTTGTACAGACGGCAGACGGAGTGCGTTTCCAGACCCCGAGGGAACCGGAGCCAGAGCTGCCCGAGCTTGCGCCCGAGGATGTCACCCTGGCCGCGGAGATCGAGCGGTCGGTCGACGAAGCGTTCGGACGCGGGGCGCCGGACTCCGCCAAACCTGGGCCCGTTCCGCAGGAGTCAGGGACACCTGCGGCCGGGACTCTCCCCCAGGATCCGGTCGTTCCGAAGGCGAGGAAGAAGCGGCCCGAGTGCCCAAAGTGCGGGAAGCCCATGCACCCGGCTCGCGGCTGCGACGCCTGCTTCTACAAGGAGCGCGAGGCGCGCGA